AGATTTACTTTTTGGTAGAGATAGTGCTGGTACGTTTACTGAACGTATGAGAATGCTTAATGGTGGTGGTTTAACCTTTAACGGAGACACCGCAGCAGCCAACGCACTTGACGACTATGAAGAAGGACGGTACGCACCTACGCCAACTGGTCAAAATGGTTCAGTTAACGTATATTTTTATAACACAGAAAGTTATTTAAGTTATACCAAAATTGGCAACTTGGTTACTATTCATGGAAGATTAAGATTAGAAGGTAGTAATTATAGTGGTGGACTTAGAATATCATTACCTTTTGCTGCTGATACATCTAGTCAAACAGATAATTCTGGCGGTTCTTTTGTAGGAACACATAGTGTTAATTTTGATAATGATGCTGTAGGAACTGGACATAATATGAGTCTGTTTTTGGAAACTGGTCACGGTAGTTCTTTGGCTTATTTTTTAATAAATAGAGATAATGCTTCTTGGATAGTAGCTTCTGCTGGAAATATTAAGTCAGGTAGTTATATGTTAATTAATCATACTTATAAATCTACTTAGACCGAGCTACGTCTTAAAACTAAGCCATAAACCTGTTTTAATCGGAGATTAATCCTAATGGCACTAGCCGAATCAATCGAATACGACAAGATAGAAGTCGTTGGACTTTACAAACACGTTCAAGTCCGCAAAGCAACAGTCATCAAAAAAGATGGCACAGAAATGGCAAGGTCTTATGAAAGATATGTACTGCAAGCTGGTACGTTAGATGCTTCAGATAATTTAGTTGATACTGACATATCAGGAGAACCAGCAGAAGTGTCAGCAATTTGTAATGCTGTATGGACTACTGATGTAAAGGCTGCTTGGAAGGCTAAACTAATAGCAGATAAGCCAGCAGAATAATGCCAAAACCTACAACCGAAGAACTGCAAGCTGAACTACAGGAAGTGGTCACTAAACATAACCAAGCACAAGAAGTTATAAACCAATGTAAAACTAGGTTTACTGAAATACAGGCAATCTTAAAAGATAGACAGGAAGATTAACTACACTTCCATTTTTTAAGAGCTAGTCCTTTTCTTGTTAACTTACCGCCTTTACTGGTAGCACCTTTAACACCTTTCATTCTGGCACAAAAAGATTTACGTCTTTTAGCTGCTTTACTACCACGTTTTACTTTACCTGTTACTGGTGCTTTTAAATTACTACCTGTTTCTCTATTAACTTTATCTCTACCTTTTTTAGTAAGACCACCAGTTTTACTCTTGTGTTCTTTGCGTAGCCTTACTGATTTAGCCATTAGTCAGAGATACCAAAAACATTACTATCAGCTAATCTTCTTTGTACTTCATGTTGATAAGCTATATCTTTTTTATATCTAGGATCTTGCATAGCAGCTACAACTTCTTGATTAGATTTAAATACTTTTGTATTAGGTGTAGAAGATCCTCTACCACCAATTAATCTAGGTTCTACACCCATAGCATTTCTATACCTGGTAAACATTTCTTGTACTGCAAGAGTAACTTTAGGAATGTTTCTTTTCTCAGCATCTACAATTTTATCAAATTCTGTCAGTTCTTCTTTATCAACATTACCATCCATCCATTGCAGCATTTCTTTGTACTTATCTTCACCACCTGCGATACCTACAATATCTTCATACTCAGGAAAACTAGGATCAGCAGTAGGTTGTTCTGTACCTTCTTGTGGCTTTAAACCTGCTAAGTAACTATCAATAAGATTTCTAGGTAGACCAGTAGCTTCTAGTTCTTTGTAATGTTCTTCTGAAATAGTACCGTTGTTTTCCTGGTAATACTTATTTATAGCAAAAGGATCAACGTCACTTTGCTCAAATAGTTCTCCTAACTTTTCACCGTATTGTTGTTTTGCTAATTCATAATTAACAGAACCATCTTCTTGATATTCAATTACATCTTCAGTAGCAGGTTCTTCTTTTGTCTTTGCTACGTCACCTAGTTTACCTTCTAGTTCTTTATAACTAGCAGCAAGAGCTTCAACGCTATCAAACTTGCCTAAGATTTTGCCATCTTCATTTTTATTATCGTCAGCAAATTTTTGTAGATCCTCTTGTGACATAGGAGGAGTTTCGTTTGATTGTAAGGATGCTTTCATAATTTTTTAGTTCATAGTAATAGTATTACCATGTGCTGTAGTTTTTTCAATAGGTTTAGTAGGTTCGGGTGTATCGTTTACACCAAGACTACTAACTATAGCTTTAGCTTCTGTTGTAGTCTCTTCTTTTTTACTGCTCTTGGGTGACTTGCTGGTTGGCATTAGGTGTTACCTCATTTTGTAATAGTTGTGCTTCAGCTTGATTCTTAGGATCTAATAATTTATGACCCTGTATAGCAGAAGGAGCTAGATCTTTTATAAGCTGTTGTTGCTGTTCAGCTTGTAACTCTTGAGCTATCTCTTCTTTAGATTTTATCAAATTTAAAGTCTCAATACCAACACTATTGGCTAACCTTATAATTGCTTCGTCAATGTTCATATACCTTCTCATAACATCTACACCTAATGCTTGAGCTATCGTACCTATAAACTCTATAAGTTTTGCTTTATCTGCATCCCTGCCAAGACCATTTATACCTGTAACTATTTTAGGTCTTACTAATTTATCAGGTAGTTTTGGTGCTTTACCTTTTCTTATAAGTAGATGTAGTTTTCTACGTAAGTATTTGATTTGAAATTCAGAACTTAAAACAGAATAAATCCCACCTAACGTAGCTTCTAAAGCATTACTCATTATTTGTATTTCAGTACTGGTTACACGTTCTGCATCCCTTTGTATGCTCTTAGTCATAAGGAAAGCATCTTCTAGTCTTTTCTCTAACGTTGCTTTTACCCTTTCAGCTACAGCAAAATCATTAGCTTTATTAGTTTGTAGTGTAGACACATCAGTAGCAAGTCCTTCACGTACTGCACCATTAGGTGCTTGACTTACTGCTTTTGGAGAAGTTACACCATTAGGGTTTATAAAATATATTGTACGTGCAGATGCCGCAGCACCTTCTACTATTGCTTGTGTTAAAGCTTCTAAGGTAATTAGATCTCCTTTATACTCATTGACATAAGACGTACCATAATTAGTATCTGTTTGAGTCCAACGTAAAACTATAAAAGGTGACACATCAACAGGAGAGATACCATCAGTACCAGGTATCTTTTCTCCTTTACATTCTTGATACCATACATGATTATCACCTTCACGTTCTAACCTTGTATAAATATCTATTTCCGTACCATCCATAGATTCTGTATAATTTTCTTTTTGTTTTATTTGTTCATAAAATTCTGGATCTAATGCTTTTGTAGATACAGACTCTTTGGTTACTACAGTTAAAATATTTCCTACCTCATCCCTTTGTACTACATAGCGATCAAGATAATAAACTTTAAGTCCATCTTCTGTTATGTAAAGCAATACATTACCTACTACTATCAAATGCTTTAATGCTTCAAACATAGCTACTCTATCGTTGCTAGTTTCTATATCTGCCATTACTGCATTTTCCATACCACGTAAACCTTTATCTATCTCTGCCATTATTTCTGTCTGACCACTTTTTTGTAGTTCTAATTCATCAATTATTAATTTAAAGAATGGTGTGTTAGGTGGTATCAAAGCCATTAACATTTTTGCGGCAAGGCTATTAGTACCAGCAGCACCTAACGCTTGCATTGGAGTTTTTATTTTTTGTTTCTTAGCAGAATTATTATTAAATAAACTAGGTATTGTTAACTTTGCACAGTCATCACCATCACGTTCATATGCAGATCTATCTAAAGACAGAGTGTTATATAAACTTTCTGCTGTTTGTAATGTTTCCATTTTTAATAAGTCAAATTACCACTAGAAGATCCAGAATTTAATAAAGGTATGCGTAATGAACTTGTACCTAATCTTCTTCTTGTCGCTGCTGCACCTGTAGTTCTTGTACCAATCTCCGTTCCATCAGTTTTTTTCTTAGTTGCAGTTTTAGTAGGAGTCTGTTGCACACTACGTTTCCTACCAGTAACAGGAGCATCCGCTGTTTCCTCTGGCATAGGAGGAGTAGGTCTTGGTTCTGGCAAAGGTGGTGGTGATGGTGGGCTGCCAAAAATGCACATTAGACTTGACCTTCTAATACTGTTGAATTTAACATAGTTTCTTTTTGCCTTTCTTGATGTTTCTTTAGAAATTCTACAACTGATCTTTGACCAGTTTTATACCATACTTCTCTATCAGTCCAACCTAATTCTGGTGGCCTGCTAGGGTAAATAGAATCTAAAGCATCTAGCAATTCATCATTAATAAATGGTAAATCACTTGCAGACATAAAAAAACTAAATTACTTTACTTTAATATAACGTGCAACTGCAAAATATCACACTTTTGGTTCTTAAAACGTAGGATTCCATAGGTTTACTTCCCCTGTATCGTAGTTGTAATCACCTTCTCTTAATATACGAACTAACCTAGCGTTTAATATAGCGTCAGATATACCTTTACCTTTTTTATCATAAGTCTTTACGACTATATCCCACATAGATTGCAAGTCTTTTGCTGCATTTAATATTTTATTTGCAGAGACCATACCTAAACCTTTTATACCAGGAATACCATCTGTAGCGTCACCTGCTATTGCCATAGCCATAAAGTTTTTATCAGCTTGTGTCTTAGTAATTAGTTCTAATGTTTCACCTGCTAACAACAAACCAGGTATAGTTCTCATGTCTTTATCTACGGAAACTATTACAGGCTCATCATAAGTATTGTTAGTACTTAATAATCCGAGTACGTCATCACCTTCTAACTGAGGATAACTTACAGACTTATAATTATTTTTTACATTTTGGATCACATCATGCAAACCTAAAGGATGTCTTTTATCTATTCTGTTGAGTTTATATTCTGTAAATATCTCATGTCTAAATGTAGGATAACTTGTAAAACACATGACTATATCATCACTACCTTTATAACCTTCTGTATTTAATATGTTTTGATAATGTTTTAATTTAAAATCTATCATGCTCATTGCTTCACGTTCATCCATAATTAGTTGATGATTATATTTGTCGTATCTAATATCATGTTGGGCGGCACAACAAGAAGAATAAATTAAATAATCAGCATCAATAAGTAAAGTCATAGTTAGAAGTAGTTAGGGTATGCTCTTAGCCTGGAAGTTTCTGTATCATATAAAAGTTTATCTACTTCTCCTGTCATGCCTGTATGTCTAGACTTTAATACTTTCATTTGTAGTTGTGACCTTTCATCAACAGAGTTGGATAACTGGTTTCTAACTAGGCTGATGCAAAGATCTGACATTTGAACTAGGCCATGAGATCCCCTAAAGTCACGCAAGCTAACTTCTGCACCTTCTTCATGTCCTTTTCCATCAGGTCTACGTAAGTGAGTTACTACAAGTAAACAGATATTAGTTTCTTCTATAAGACTACGTAGTTTTGTTGATAGTACGTCTAATGCTTTACGTTCGTCATTGTTTTCTATACCAGAAACAACTATAGATATATGGTCTAATATCACTACATCTACACCATCAGTAGTAGCTAAGTTTCTTATCTGCGATAGCAATATATCTGGTTCTATACTGCCAAAATGATTATATAAATATAAGTTTCTTGTACCTGTAAGCTTATCAAACGCAGCTTTAATAGCAGTCTTATCTATAGCGTGTTGATTTAGATGTAAAGGTGTATTGAGATCTATAGATACAAGTCTCATAAGAGATCTTTGTACTGATTCTTCCAAAGCTATATAACCTACTTTTAAGCCACTTTTAAGAAAGTGACTAGCAAACTCTCCGCACAATGTAGATTTACCAGCACCACTACCTGCTGCTATAGATACCATTTGCGTAGGAAACAAACCACCTGTAAATTTATTTAATTCTGGATATGGATAATCACAAATAGCTTTACTTGTTTCTTTACTAAATAACTCCCAAGCATCAGCAGCATTTATTATGTGATCGGTTCTACAAGGTTGTGCTTTCCATAAAATATCTTTAAGTTCATCACTACGTTTTGCAACTGTAAGATCATTAACGTCATTAATATCTTCTGGCAATCTAGCTATTGCAGCTTTACCTTTAGGCAATACTTTTAAAGCCTTTTCACTACCTACTTCACCAGCTTTATCATTATCAAAACAAATAACAGATCTACAAAATTTATTTATAAAATCATATTCTTTTGCCAGGTATTTAGCTGCTGATTGAACACCAGAAGGAACTGACACGCAGGGAAAACGGTGATTAAAAACTTGACTAGCTGCCATGCAATCTATTTCGCCTTCGAAAATTGATAGAAACATATCACCTGTATTTTGTATTCTGCAATTACCTTGACCAAAAAGTTGCACTTCACTTATCTCACCAAGCCATACAAACTTTTTATTTGCAAACCTTATATGTTGAGCTACATCTACACCTTGACTATTTTGATAGGTAGCAACTTGGCATTGCTGACCTTTATACATACTGACTCCATACTTATATAGTTCGCATGTTTCCTTAGTGATTCCACGTTTAGGTAAATCAGTATATGTAACAGGTAAAAGTTTCACTTCTTTTTTAAATACAGGAGGTTGTTGTGGTTTAGGACTAAATTTTTTTTCTGATTTTTTATCTGGGTAATATGTATAGTCACATTCAACAGAGAAACAATAAGCGTGACCATCATCAAACCAAGCAAGATTATCCTTTGATTTACATTGTGGACATTCAGTTTTTTTTACATACTTGCTTTGCATTTTGCCAATCTTTAATTAATCGTTCTAACTCTGCAATTCGTTTCATTGCGTAAAATATTTTATCTTCAGTTTTCATACCAATCACTAGGAATAAATTTATCGCAATATTTAAAACCATGTCTCGTACACCATTTAGCATACGAGATAGAGTTTTTAGCTTTAGATAATTTAGTCTTGCTATTCTGAAAACAAAACCTTATATCTAGTTCGGGTCTTGTCTCCTTGATAACAAGATGCTTTCTTCTGTCCTCCTTAGAGAAGTAACCTTTTGTTTCAACAATAAAATTGTTGAGGATAAAGTCAGGCTTGTAGCAGCAACTAATTTGGTAGTCAATGGATAATGATTCATAAGTAAATACAATTTTCTTTTTGTTTAAGTTATCAGCAAAAGCAGCTTCGAACTTGCTTTTGTATTTATTACCAATCACTTGCACTTGCTGGTTGGTTTACTGGTTCTTCTATAGCAGTAGGTGGTGCAGGTTGTTTTGTTGGCATGAAACCCATATCTTGTGGTGATGCCATACCATCATAAGGTACGTAACTTCTTACAATTACTGATACAGGTTGTATTCTCATACCTACTTCATCAAGATCAAAACCTTGTACACGTAGATATGCCTGACCTCTAGATTCTGGTGATAGCTTATCGTATTTAGCTGACTCTTCTTTAGTTAGAAATACAACAGTATCACCTACTTGTTCTGCAAATTTTGGTGGTGGTAACTCAAACTCAGCACCTTGTTTGTTTGTTCTTTTGCCACTAGGCATACGACAATAGACTTCTAAACCTTGTTCTGTAGTTTTCCAGTACTCTTTTGGATTTCCTTCTTTATCTCTAGACCAGGTAAATTTTTTACTAGGATTTTCTTTTTGCAGTTGTTCCTTCCATTGTGTTTTAAATCCTTCTAATTTATCTAACATGAACTCTATAGAATTTATAGGTTCTACTCCTTGTAAGCCTAAGTCAGCAGGTACGAATACATCATCAGGTTTAAATACAAGTGTTAGTTGATAGTAACCATACTTAGGTTCTGGTTTATGTAGCCATGCGTAAGTTAAATTTGCATAAGGAGTTGTCAACATAAATGTTGGTGATTTGCTTGCCATTGAATTTTTTTGAATTTATCTTGTGAAACGTCTTATAGACGTCTTGATATATTACCTTGTTTTTAATTAGTGTCCAGTAATATCTTTAACTAAATACATATGGTGCATCAATGATATGGTTTATATCAAAATTTCCTATTGGTTTTAAATTGTTATACAGTTTACATTTGTTTGACCAGGTATAAATTGAAGCTAAGTTTTTCTTTACTTGTTTTATAAAAGGTTCTATCTCTTGTACGTTTGCGGCAAAGCTATCATGTATAGTTACTAAACTTTTAAATCCTTGTTGTTTATATACATGTGATAAAGCAAGATGTACGTTTGCTGCATCATAACTATGTACAAAATTTGCAGTAATACTATTTCTTATTTTCTTTTTATCTAATGTTTTTGTGTCGAAGGTATAACATAACCATAAACTTGACTCATTAAATTTAGTCCTTACTTGCTTAGATTCTTTTATAAAATAATTTTGTTCTACTATAAAACCAGAAGGTGTAGTCCAAGTAGTAGCTTGACTATCTTTTAAGTAATCCATTACATACTTACAGCTAGGAAATATTTGATCTAATGCACTTCTAATTTGTTTTACTAAAAAATTAAGATGATTATTAGTTATATTGTCATTCCATTTTTGCTTTTCTAAAAAGTTTATTATTCCAAAATCTGTTCCACCATAAGGAATCATTAGTATAGGTTTTTTTATCCTATCTCTATTAAGGTTCTTATCTTTTAGTAAGTCTTTGCATTTACGTGTATCTTCATACCTGTACATAGACATTTGATGTAGGTTAATTCTTAATTGTTCCAAGACCATAGTATATAGATCTTGCCTATCATTTTTAGTTAGGTTAGTAGCAGTAGCTAACTTCTCATCTTTTGTAAGGCATGCAATATGTTGATAAGCATTATTAGTACCATCTAAATGTATAGGTAGACCAGTTTTATAATTACTATCATCCATATATTTTTTATATTCCAAACACCAGGCAAGAAACTGGAATGGTTTTTTTGCTTTACTCCATAGACTTACATTACCTATAGGATCTTCTGCTATTTGTTTTGCATACCTACTACCAGTATTTCTAACCCATGCACTACGTTCCATAAAAGATGCACCTTCATTAGTCCATAAGTTATAACCTGCTATTTGAAACCACTTCATACTGTAGTCTGTATAGCTTAAAGGTACAGCATCAGCAAACAAATGTAGTGACCTTGCTAGATCATGTCCTTGTGGATTTAAGTGTGGTGTAACGCAATATAGCCTTCCTCTAAAGTCTGCCTGGTAACAATGGTAGTAAGTATAATCTTTATATTTTTCAGCAGTATTTATTATTGACAATATAAGTAAACGTTTTGATTTTATACTTGCGTTATAGTCATGTACTTTTGCAGCTTCATATCTCCATTTATCCCTTTCTACTTTATTTGTATCTATATCATGTGGTTTTGGTGGTAATGGCAATAACTCACAATTAAAAATATCACTATTATTTTCAAACAACTGCATTGCTATATCTAAAATGTCTTTATTTATGATCCAACCAACATCTTGTAAAGCATTTACAGCGTTATAAAAATCTACTGGATTTGCTTTATCTAGATCATGTAAATACTTTTTGTTTTTTGTTTTGACAATATCTAATTTTGCTAAACGTGGTGAATGATAACCACCATCATAAGGATTTGTCCACTTTACAGGTTTTATAATGCAAGGTTGATAGTAAGGTACAGCTATATTCTTGTTTAACTTTTGATTATTTATCCATTTAATAGCACTATCAGTAAGAGTTAAATACTTATTGCTATTTTTTGTAGATCCATTTTTTTTTACAACTGTAGTTGTAAGTTTTATTGATGACTCTATTATCTCTATTAATTTTGCACCAATGCGTACTTTATCTTCTTGTTTCCAACCATCAAAATGATGATTTGACTTGTTCATATGATGAACTAAAACCCTACGTCTATAACGCAAATGCTTTGTATCTTTTAAATGATGTTTTATTGCATGAAAATATTTTTTATCACATTTTTCATAAAAACAAAACCTTAATTCATCTTCTAACCTAGTACCTATTTGCATAGCTACTGCATTAAATGTTCTTTTATTCCAGTTTGTTGCACCATCTAAAATAACTTTCATAGCTATAAAACTAACTACATATAAATCATCAAATTCACTCAATAAATATGCAGTTTTAGATTTACGACCTGCCTTACCTGACGTTGCATAATGTATAAACTTTTCTATTTGTTTAGTAACTTTCTCGATACCACAAAAAATAATTCCTCTACTGTAATCGTTTTCACTTTCTTTACCTTTTAATTTATTTGTTTCCCTTATTTTATTTAGTCGATTAATACCTAAATCGACCATACCATTCTCTAATTCTATTTGTTTTTTATAGTTCATTTATCATTCTCATCATGTCATCTAATTCTTCTAATTTTTGTACAGCATATTCAACTAATTTTCTATAACCATTTTTATGTTGTATGTTGTTTTCTTTTTCAGCTTTATCGGTTAAATACTTTATATATATTTCTTTATTAGTTATTTCAGTT